ACTTATCGACTTGTAGCAATATTAAATTAACACAATTTCGAGATTATTTTTTAATTTGCTACTGTGTTGCTTTTCCTACTTGACCGGGGGTTCGAGATATGAAAGGCGGAACGGGTAAGCAAAAGCACTTTGCAAGGCTAGTGGCGGAAGGTTCTACGCTCGCGGACGCATACGCGGACGCATATGAGACAAACGGAAAACGAGAGACGATACGACGTGAAGCCGTACGGGTGGCGCATAGCCCCACTGTCGCCCCATTGATCGAAGCGGAAGCGAAGGCGATAGAGGCTAGGGAACTGCCCTCTAGGGGCAGTCGAAGGCGATGGGTTCTGGAACGTCTAGCGAGGGAAGCCGAAGAAGGCAGCGACGCATCAAGGGTGAGAGCATTGGAGCTACTAGGGAAAGCCTGCGGAGCGTTCGACGACGATGTGGAAGCGGATATGGGAACGGATGCGGATAGCCTCTTGGATTCGCTCCGATCCAAGCTTGCCAGCGTACTACCAGAGCCGATAGAAGTGACACCCTCGTGTGTAACACCAGAATGTGACGGGACCCCTGAGAATCCTGCGGAGCCCGAAGGCGAAGGGGGGGACCCCATGTGAGCGAGGCGTGGTCAACGGATTGCCTTACACACTGTTTTGCATATTCAACAACCAATTTTCATAAAACTGGCTGAAGTTGTAGTTATATACAAATAAAAAAAGCTCTAGGATTCCCTTAGGAGTCCCAGAGCTTTGTAATTTTTTACAAAAAATCAAAAACCGATTTTCAATTAGACGAAATACATCTTTCAATTAGCCAGGTGCAACATTTTGTTGCATCCAGCATAGATTCTATGGTGCAACAATATGCTGCATCTAAGCTGTATTATAAAATATTATTTACATTCTAAAGAATTCATAAGGTGCAACGATTTGATGCACCGATATGCTGTTGACAGCCACCAAGATTTCCTAGTATGTTCCCATATGTCTTAGCTCCCATACGGGTATGCTCCCATATGACTATGCCTCGGAGCTTCAGAGTGCATATGACTATGCCTCGGAACTTGCATAGCTTAAAGATCTGCTGAGATTGCAGATCTTCGTAGGAGTAAGCAGAGCATACTAGGAACGGTTGGTTTAAGTTCTGTCTTAAGTTTTCAATACAACCCTTCCTCTAGTCTCTCCCCAGCATCTAGCGCCGCAGGAAAGCGGCTTTTCTGGCCTGTAGATAAAATCTAAATCTCCTGACACTGTTAAATCTTTAGCCCTGTATACAGAACCATTGCATTTAATGGTGTATACAGGGTTTTTTTCTTCATTCTTCTGATTTGATTTAATGATGTGCTGATTCACATGGATTCTCTTGAGGTTTCCCTCTACCAGAACCACTTTCGGCATTTTCTTTGCCCCGAAATATATAGTATGAACAAAATACCTATCGCCGCGCCAAGGGTGAAGGCTGGTTCTGGCGAATAAACCGGGAGCTGGTTGGACCATCCGGTCGGACCCTCCATCCCCACAGCCCTAGACCGAACCAGAATGGCTGTGTTGGGTAATTCCACCACCGCCTGGAAGCATTCCAAGCAGTCATCCACGGGATCCACTTGGATGACCCACTCCCACTCATTAGACCCCACTCTTTGAAACTGAAATTCCCAGAAATCCACCAATTCAGGCTGGGGCTGCTGCCAGTAAACAGTTCTTAGAGGCATAATTCGCTCCAGTAAGCAGCTTACTCTTCGATTTGCGCCGCCTTGGGTTCCACTTCCCTTCGACAGCGGTACATCACCTTGTCGAACCCATGCTCCTTGCCATGCTCCATCACTTCAGGACTGCCTGTGATGAACTCCACGGCGTTGCAGCCGGAGTTAGCGGCCATGTCCGCGATGATCTCATGCACCCGGCCAGCGGTCTCAGGAGCCTCGGAGTGGGCGATCCAGAGAAACAGCACCTTTTCACCAGTGGAGTTGTTTTCGTCTATGCGAGCAATGAAAAAGCTTTCCCCTAAGGGAAAGCCGGTGTCAATAAAAATCGCGGCGGTGCCGCCAGCGCAAGATGCATAGAGATCTTCCTTCCTGAAATCCTTCCAGGGCAGATCCGACATGATCTTGTCGATGTGAGGAGATATGAAATCCCAGGAATCTTGAACTCGGACAGCTTGAATTGACATTGTTTTCCTTTTTGACCTTGACGGAATGTCAAGTTTCCAATAAAATATAATCGGGAAAAAAGTATAGGTAGGAGGATACCATACTCTTTTCCTCATGGCGCTCCCCCCGTTCCCTTTCCGGGGGTTGAGCGCCTTTTTTTATCCAAAATTAGATTTTGGTTTAGGAGATACGGAATGTCTTTACGGGATACCCAGCGTCGGGCAGCACAGAGAAAGCGCGAGGAAGAGCGCAAGAAGGCTGCTGAGAAGAAGGCGCGCGACTCGAAGCGCATACCGGCATCGGAGCAAAAAGCTAACTTTGATGCTGAGGTGGAAAGAACTCTTAAGAACATGACACCGGCTCAGCGCGCAGCCTATGACAAGGCAATGGCTAAGCCGAACAGAAGGGCTGGGGGATCTTCGGCTACGAAGCCTCCCAAGTCTGCGGCCAAGCCCGCCAAGCCCGCCAAGGATGACAAGCCGCAAACATTTGCTCAGAAATTTGCTGCTGAGAGAGCGGAGCAGGGAGCGGGTGGCACCTTCACTTGGAATGGAAAAAAGTACAGCACCAATAGAGCTGATGATAAGCCCACGAGTAATGGATCTGGAAGTAACGGGTCTGGAAGTAACGGGTCTGGAAGTAACGGTTCTAGAAACAACAAGTCCGAGGATAAAAAGGGCGGCTTTTTCAAAAATCTCGGCAAGAAGATTGAAAAGGCCACGACCCTTACTCCCGGTAGACCCAGGAAGCCCAGAGGCAAGGTTGGCATGAACTCTCCTCAGATGAGGAAGTACAAGGCCGATATGAAGAAGTGGAGAGAGTCTCAGGATAAGAAGGCTGCTGGTGGTCGAGTTGTGGCTAAGAAGGCTGCCAAGAAGAAGGCTGCCAAGAAGGTTGCACGAAAGAAGACTATGGCTAGAACTTCGGTCAAGAAGAAGTCGCCCCGCAGACCGTGATAGATGGTTTACAGCCTGAAATAGCGGCTGTTCTTCCGCATCTACACAAGCTCAGTGATGAGGACAAGCAAGAAGTCCTCGACATCATCAATAAGCTAGAGGAGATCCAGAAGTACGAGAAGGCTAGAAAAAACTTTATGGACTTTGTGGCTGTGGTTTGGCCTGCATTCATCGAAGGCTCCCACCACAGAATAATGGGTGAAGCGTTTCAAGAAGTGGTCATGGAAGATGAGAAGAGATTGATCATCAACATGGCCCCCCGGCACACAAAGTCTGAGTTTGCTTCCTACCTTCTCCCCGCTTGGTTCCTTGGGAACTTTCCTGAAAAGAAAGTGATTCAGACTGCCCATACTGCGGAGCTTGCAGTTGGGTTTGGTCGAAAGGTTAGGAATCTTTTCGATACAGATGAATTCAAAAAGATCTTTCCGGGTGTGGCCCTGAGGTCTGATTCCAAAGCAGCAGGCAGATGGGCAACAAGTCACGGCGGAGAGTACTTCGCAATCGGTGTTGGTGGCGCTGTCACAGGAAAGGGTGCAGACCTTCTGATCATCGATGACCCCCACTCGGAGCAGGAGGCCCAGATGGGGGACGCGGGAGTGTTTGACAAGGTGTATGAGTGGTACACCTCAGGCCCTCGACAGAGATTGCAGCCTGGGGGGCGGATCATTCAGGTAGCGACTCGGTGGTCCCAGAGAGATCTAACCGGCCAGCTACTTAAAAACTCGGCGGAGAGACAGGGTACAGACGAGTGGAAGGTAATTGAGTTTCCAGCAATCCTTCCTTCTGGGAATCCGCTTTGGCCTGAATTCTGGTCTCAGGAAGAGTTAGAAAAGGTTAGATCTGAACTCCCTGCATCGAAGTGGTCTGCTCAGTACCAGCAGGATCCCACAGCAGATGAAGCGGCGATCATCAAGAGAGAGTGGTGGAGAACTTGGGAGGGGCAGGATCCTCCTCAATGTGAATTTGTTATCCAGTCATGGGATACAGCGTTCCTCAAGACAGAAAGAGCAGATTACTCTGCCTGCACAACTTGGGGAGTTTTCTACAGCGATGACAACCATGACGGGAAGCTTCGACCAAATCTGATTCTTCTAAATGCGTTTCAGGAAAGAATGGAGTTTCCTGAGCTAAAGCAGACCGCGTTCGATCATTATCAGAGTTGGCAACCAGATGCCTGTATCGTGGAGGCAAAGGCAGCAGGATCCCCGCTTATATTTGAGCTTCGACAGATGGGGATACCAGTCAGTGAATATGTGCCGTCTAGAGGCAGAGACAAGATTGCAAGAGTTAATTCTGTTTCTGATCTATTCGCATCCGGAGTTATATGGGCTCCGAACACATGGTTCGCAGAAGAAGTTATTGAACAGTTTGCTGGATTCCCTGGGGCCTCTGCCCACGATGACCTCGTTGATTCATCGACACAAGCAATTCTTAGATTTAGACAAGGTGGCTTCATCCCTATCCAAACAGATGAAGATCTTGTTTATGAACCAAAGCAGGCATACTCGCCTTACTAGGTAACTATGGCAATCGAATCTGCATTAGATCCGAATATTCCCCTTCTCCCGATGCAGGAAGCAGAGGAAGAGGAAGTCTCGATTGAAATCAATAATCCCGATTCCGTTATCGTTGAGACGGAAGATGGTGGGATGCTGATTGATTTCAATCCCGATGCTTCGATGGACATGACTATGGACTTCGATGCGAATCTCGCAGAGTTCATGGATGACAGAGAGCTTGGAAGACTTGCTTCTGAGTTGATTGGTTTAGCTAGATCTGATGTTGATTCCAGAAAGGACTGGGAAGAGACCTATATCGAAGGTCTCAAGCAGCTTGGAATGAAGATTGAGGACCGCTCGACGCCGTGGCCGGGAGCTTGTGGTGTTCAGCATCCAGTTCTCGCAGAAGCAGTTGTTAGATTCCAGGCGCAGACAATCACCGAGATCTTCCCCAACGACGGACCTGTAAAGGTGAAAATGTTTGGGAAGATGACCGATGAAAAGGAAAAGCAGGCGTACAGAGTCAAGGAGTATATGAACTACTTGATTACTGAGGAGATGCCTGAGTATCGCTCCGAGACAGAGAAGATGCTTTTCAATCTCGCGCTGGCTGGCTCGGCTTTCCGCAAGGTTTATTGGGATCCCACGATGGATCGGCCTTGTTCCATGTTTATCCCCGCAGAAGATCTTCTTGTTGCTTATGGATCGCCCTCCCTGGAGATGGCGGAGCGCGTTACCCATGTGATGAAGAAGACTGCCAATGAGGTAAGAAAGCTTCAGGTCTCTGGGTTCTACAGAGACACAGAGCTTTCCGCTGGCAGCGTGGATAACTCGGACATTCAGGAAGAGTACGACGATCTAACTGGGGATTCGCCGTCTTACGAGGCGGGAGACCGGCACCTCCTCTACGAGATGCACCTCGACTGGGATCTCGAAGGCTTTGAGGATATGAAGGACGGGGATCCCACGGGCGTTGCCCTCCCATACGTCATCACGGTCGATGCCACCAATTCTGAGATCCTTTCCATCCGAAGGAACTGGATAGAGAGTGATCCCAACAAGATGAGAAGGAATCATTTCGTCCACTACGAATACCTTCCGGGCATGGGCTTTTATGGCTTTGGCCTGATCCATCTTATCGGAGGCATTGCCAAGTCGGCCACTTCGCTTCTCCGCCAGCTTGTTGACTCTGGCACGCTTGCGAATCTCCCCGGCGGGCTCAAGGCTAGAGGACTTAGAATCAAGGGTGATGACTCTCCGATCATGCCGGGAGAGTTCAGAGACGTTGATGTTCCGGGTGGTGCGATCAGAGACAACATCACGTTCCTTCCGTACAAGGAGCCCTCGAATGTTCTCTACCAGCTTCTCCAGAACATCGTAGAGGAAGGTAGAAGGTTTGCTTCCATTACCGATATGAAGATCTCCGATATGAACCAGCAGGCCCCTGTGGGAACCACGCTGGCAATTATCGAAAGATCCATGAAGGTGATGAACGCGATTCAGGCCAGAATTCATTACTCCATGAAGAAGGAGTTCAAGATTCTTTCCGGCATCGTGCGGGATTACATGCCTGAGGATTATGAGTGGGAGGTCGATGGCGGCGATGTCATGAAGACCGACGACTTTAACGGTCGCATGGACGTGATCCCCGTCAGTGATCCTAACTCTTCCACGATGGCCCAGCGCATCATGCAGTATCAGGCAGCATTACAGTTGGCTTCTACTGCTCCGCAGCTTTACAACCTCTCCGAACTCCACCGCCAGATGCTTGATGTTCTGGGAATTCAGGACGCGGAAGACATCGTTCCGACCGATGAGGACGTGAAGCCGATTGATCCTGTTTCCGAAAACATGAACATCTTAAAGACTGATCCCGTCAGAGCATTCGCTTGGCAGGATCATGATGCTCATATCCAAGTTCATCTTGACGCCGCCCAGGATCCGAAGATGCAGGAGATCGTTCAGAACTCTCCCAAGGCTGGGCAAATTGAAGCTTCGCTTGCTGCTCATGTGATTGAGCATCTTGGCTTCAAGTATCGAAGAGAGATCGAAAAGGAAATGGGCGTGGAGCTTCCGCCTTATGGCGAACCCCTCCCGAGAGACGTTGAGGTTAGAATTTCTTCGCTCGTTGCTGAAGCTGGTAGCCGCCTCCTTGGTCGTGATGTGGCAGAAATGCAGTTGAAGGAACAGATGGAGAAGATGAAGGATCCTGTTGTTCAGCAGCAGAATCGACAGCTTGATATCGACGAAGCGAAGGTTCAGGCCAAGATGCAGAGTGACGCTGCCAGAATCGCAGCGGATCTCAAGAAGGCAGCACTCAGGGCTGATGTTGAGAGAGAAAAGATGGAGTCTGCCGAGATGCTCAAGGGCATGGAAATCGGCGCTGAGACCGTAATAGAGAATCGAAAGATCGATGTCCAAGAAGATGAGATCGAAGCTGAAAAGCTTTTAGAGGGACTCAAGCTTGGAAGTCAGATCGTTAGAGAATCCACGGGGGATTAATGGCAGCTTCTTTAAGCGAGGTTTTTCTAGCCAAGCTTCGGGAAACTTTAAATGATAAAGCAGATGACTTAGCCACAGGTTGCGCTAACGATTTTGCTGATTATAGATTTCGTGTTGGATTTATTGAGGGCATCGCTACAGCAGAGCGTGAGTTCCTTGATCTAGTCGAACGCGCCGCAGAGATAGAGAGTTAACGTCCAAAAGGACGCGAAGGGTTCTTCCTCCCCCTTAAGTGAGGATGCAACCAGCGAAAGCTGCAAGGAAAACAATGCCCGACACTGAGTCGTCAGAGGAGTTAGAGGATTATCACGAGATTCTGAACAAAGCCGGAAATCAGTTACCAAAGCCAACAGGCTGGAAGATTCTGATTGCTGTGCCTAGAGCAGATCGAGTGACCGAAGGTGGTATCTACAAGCCCGATGAAGCGATGCGAGTCGAGGAGGTAGGTACGATTATTGGATTGGTTCTTCAGTTGGGAGATCTTGCTTACAAGGATCCCAAGAAGTTCCCTACAGGAAACTGGTGCCATCGCGGTGATTTTATCATGATGCGCTCTTATTCAGGCACAAGGTTCCGCGTAGGGGAGCAAGAGTTCCGATTAATCAATGATGACACGGTAGAAGCCGTTGTTGAAGATCCCAGAGGGGTTGTGAAGGTAATATGAGTACGGAGCAGATCGTCTCGTCGCCTATGAGTGACGCACCCGAGGATGATGAAGTTCTGGACGAACCGGGTCTTGAAGTCGATATCGTCGATGACACCCCGGAAGAGGACAGGGGGAGAATTCCTCCCGAGTCCAGATCCGCAGAAGAACATGAAGAAGAGCTGTCTAATGTCAGCAACAATGTTCAGAAGCGCATCCAGAAGCTTAAGTATGACTTTCATGAGGAGCGAAGAGCTAAGGAAGCTTCTTCTCGAATGCGAGACGAAGCAGTTTCCTACGCTCAAAAGATCCAAAAGGAAAATCAGAAGCTTCGTGAATTGGTAAATCGAGGAGAGCAGGTTCTCGTCGATGAAGTCAAGAACAGGACCGAGAAGGAATTAGAGGCAGCAAGGCTTCAATTAAAGAGAGCCCATGAGGAAGGTGATCCTGATTCGATCGTAGGTGCCCAAGAGCTTCTAGCTAAGGCTGCTTATGAATCGCAAAAAGCTCAGGAATACATTCCTGCTCCGGAACCCGAAAAGGTTCCTGAGTATCAGCCGAGGCAGGTACAGCCTGATCCCAAGGCCGCCAAGTGGGCAAGAGAAAATCCCTGGTTTAGATCTGATAAGGAAATGACGGCTGTCGCTTTAGCCGTTCATGAGGATCTAGTTACCCAGGGTGTCGATACAAAGTCTGATGATTACTATCAGGCGATCGATAACAGAATCAGGGAAAGGTTCCCTGAAAAGTTCGGTGGTGATAGTCAGGATGTAGAAATCTCTGACGATCCGGCTCTTCGTTCCGATGAGAACCGCCGAAAGCCCTCGACGGTGGTAGCACCTGCAAAGCGATCATCTGGTGCAAGACCGCGCAAAGTTCAGCTAACGAAGACCCAGGTTGCCCTCGCAAGGCGTCTGGGTATTTCTCCTGAAAGTTACGCCAAACAACTCTTAAAGTTGGAGAATCAAAATGGCTAGAGGCGATACCGCCAATGAGGAACAGGATCCTCGCGCTAAGAGAGAACATGACACTAGAGAGACGTTCTCTCGCCCGGCTTCTTGGACGCCCCCCACTGTGCTTCCTGTTCCCGATCCGCAGGACGGATGGGAATATCGTTGGATCAGAGTTTCCATGCGTGGAGATTCTGACAACACAAATGTTTCCCGAAAGTATCGGGAAGGCTGGGAGCCTGTCAGGTTGGAAGACCATCCTGAGTTAAAGCTGATCCCTGATATCGATAATCGATTTGACGGGGCTGCTGTGATTGGTGGCCTGATGCTTTGCAAGAACGAAACTGCTCTTATGGATCAGAAGCGTGAGCATAATAGGCAGCAGGCAGAGGGACAGATGAAAGCCGTTGATAACAACATGATGAGAGAAAATGACGCAAGAATGCCTCTGCTCCCTCCGGACAGAAGCACTCGCGTCAAGTTTGGCGACGGCTCTTAGGAGATGTTCTCCTACAAGTCGCCGCTTGATTTTTAGGAGAAGCTAAAATGGCTATCTATGGTGGCCTCAGAGTGGATTCTTCGGCCCTTTCCGGGGAATCCGTTACTAGAGGTTTTAAGATTGCAGCTAACGAAGGTGACAACATCTTCCAGGGCGATCTTGTTGTAATGGAAGCTGCTGGTAGCGTTACCGCTGCTAGTGGTGTCAGCGAAGTTGCCGCCGTTGGCGTTTTTGTTGGATGCGAATACACGAATAGTGATGGCGAAAGAGTTTTCGATAATCATTATGTAGATGCAATTAATAGAAATGACAACATTGCTTTAGTTAATGTCAACCCTCTCCAGTTTTTTAAGATTAGAGTTGGTACTGGAGGCACCGAGGGGACTGTCACCCAGGCCGCAATAGGTATGGGTTTTGACATTGATTATACGAATGGCGGAAACACTACGACTGGGTTAAGCGGGATGATGCTTGACACCGCGACCGCCGCTACTACGGCTCAGTTGCGAGTTGTTGCTGTTACCAACGATGACGGAACAGATTACTTAAAGGAGGCTGCTGCTACTACCTACACGCACGCAATCGTCTTTATTGATCCTGCCGTGCATTTCTTTAACGCTTCTGTCGGAATCTAAGGAGTAACTAATCATGGCTATTTCCAGAGCGCAAATGATGAAGGAACTCCTGCCGGGGCTGAACGCTCTTTTCGGTATGGAGTACGGCTCGTATGACAACGAGCATGAAGATATCTATGAGATGGAGACCTCGGACAGAGCGTTCGAGGAGGAAGTCCAGCTTTCGGGGTTTGGTACTGCTCCTGTGAAGTCTGAGGGCTCCGCTATCGCTTACGATACGGCGCAGGAAACTTTCACGGCTCGCTACAACCACGAGACGATTGCTCTTGGCTTCTCCATTACGGAGGAGGCGATCGAGGACAATCTTTATGATTCGCTCTCGGCTCGTTACACCAAGGCCCTCGCTCGTGCTGCGGCGAACACGAAGCAGGTCAAGGCTGCGTTCCCGTTAAACAACGGGTTCACGAACGCTTACAATTCCGGTGATGGTGTTTCTCTGTTTAGTGCTGTCGGCGACGGCATTGATGGAGGCCATCCGGTTGTTAGCGGAGCGGCGAACAGCAACCGACCCGCGACGGCTTCCGATCTTAATGAGACCTCGCTTGAGCAGGCTGTCATTGATATTGGCAAGTACACGGATCAGCGTGGCCTCAAGATTGCGGCTCGCCCCGTGCGTCTCATTATTCCCTCGGAGCTTCAGTTCGTTGCTACCCGTATCCTTGATACGGAGCTTCGACCCAGCACGGCGGATAATGATATCAACGCCCTCCGCACCAACGGTGCAATTCCGGAGGGCTACCGCATCAACCATTACCTGACGGACTCTGAGGGTGATGCTTGGTTCGTGATTACCGACGTGCCGAACGGCATGAAGGGCTTCACGCGAACCCCGATGCAGACCTCGATGGACGGTGATTTCGACACGGGTAACGTGAGGTACAAGTGCCGCGAGCGGTACAGCTTCGGCGTGAGTGACCCGCTCGGGATCTACGGTTCGCCGGGTGCGTAATTAGGGATCTGCGGGAAGTTCCCGTAGGGGGAGGGGAGGTCAATCGGGCAGATTCCTCCTCTCCCCACCCTTTTGACCGCTAAGCACCGCAAGGCTTAGATATGGCTATCAAGCGCGGTAGTGAAACATTTTCCGGTTACAACAAACCGAAGAGAACTCCCAATCACCCGAAGAAGAGTCATGCTGTTCTTGCCAAGGAAGGCGACAAGATCAAGCTGATCCGTTTCGGTGAGAAGGGTGCGAAAACTGCTGGCAAGCCTAAGGCGGGTGAGTCGGACAGAATGAAGGCGAAGCGTAAGTCCTTCAAGGCCCGACATGGCAAGAACATTGCCAAGGGCAAGATGTCTGCTGCGTATTGGGCAGACAAGGTTAAATGGTAAACCAGACCTACCAGACTTAAAAAGACAGCACGCGGACTGGTAGGCAAGTTGCGTGCAACGAGGTGATTCAAATGGGTAAGACGACTTTTAGTGGGCCGGTAGTTTCTCAGCAGGGTTTCCAGGCTTCGCCTGTCGAGCTTTCTGATGCTGATGCAACTATTACTGTTGAAAGCCATAACGGAAAGGTTATTGGCGTTCCTGCCATCGGCTCTAACAGAACCTTCACTTTAACCACTCCCACTGGCGCTGGGATTGCTTACAAGTTTATTTGTTCTGGTGCTGCGACGGAAGCTCAGAATGTAATATTAAGAACCGAAACGACTGACAATAGCGTTTTCTTTACCGGCGGCGTTTCGTTCCTTGACTCCGATGCTACTGGAGCAGCAACGGTTAGCTCTGTTTTTGCTAACGGCAGTTCCAATGAACAGCTTACGCTTGTCACGCCTGGAGTTTTCGAGATCAACTTCGTGTCTACGAGTGCAACTGAGTGGTTTGTTTGGGGCTCTGTTGTTTCCGTGACGACTCCTGCTTTTGCTGATTAATCCTTGTCCGACCCCCAATGGTACAGGGATCTCACTCCCCAACGACAAGAGGCCGTAGATCAGACATTACATCTGGTCTGCGGCCTCAGTCTTTGTGCCCTCGGTGGAGCTTATCTGTCGATGGTGTCTCTTTATATCAGAGAGTTCTGGCTCCAGTGGCCTGTTGAGCGAGTGGCAGACACTAGAAAAGACATGGCGTTCTGGACTGCTGGTGCTGGAGTCTGGGAGATAGTGAGGGCTTTCAGTTGAGTGTTTATCCGGCTGGCGTAAAGCAAGCGAGAATATTGAAGTTAGGAGTTAATGACGGAAAGACTTCTTTAATTGCAAGCCCTTGCGTCGTCAAAAGCTTATCGTTTAGACCGTTGGATGAGTTTCAGCAGCAGCCTTCTGATACTTGCATCGCACTTTATGTTTACGACGGGGATACGGTTATTATGAAATTCCCTTTTATCGGCCCTCAGTATCTATCAACAAATGTCGCTATCCTGATCCCTGCTGACGGCCTTAAGATAAATACCTCGCTTTCTTTTGAAGTGGAAAAACTTGAAGGAACTGTAGACGCCGCAAGTCTTAGCGTCACGAGCCTAAGGGTTGCTTACCAGCGATAAGAATTATGAAATCAACCGATGTACAAAGTGTTTTCTATAATTCTCGCGCTACCCCGACTACCAAGCACAAGCTTGTAGACATTGGGGATAGCGGTTCTTGTAGAGTTTTTTCTGTAGTTTGGTGCCCTTATCAGATAGCTTCTGGTGATAAACCTGTAATAGAGCTTTGGGAAGGTGATCCCGATAGCGGAGGCACCAAAGTCTACGAAGACGGATGCCATGTCGGGGCTGGATCAATAGGAGGTTCATCCAACAGCGATCAACCGTGGATCAACTTTGAACCATTCCCGTCCCACTACTACCTATTTAAAAATGACGTTTGGGTTGTAGGCGGAGCAAACGCTTACGGCATCAATAACGTCACAATTACTTATCAGTTGGGTGGCTAAAGATGTCTTTAGGTTATTGCCAAGTTTCTACAGTCAGCTTAAACCCATCAGCCGATGACAGGCAGTTGATTGATTCAAGCATTCCGTCACGCATAAAACTTGTGGGTTTTAGTGTAGGTATGACTAGGGTCCTTACAGCGGGTTCAACCAATGTATTCCAAAGATTTAGACTTTTTGATGGGTCTTCTTCTGATCCGTTTTGGACTATAGTTTATGCTAGACCAACAGCCGAAACTATTTCTTACGAGCCTTCAGTTTTTATGGTAACAGAAGACTCGTATTTGCAAATTGAAAATGGTTTAAGCTACGAAGTAACAACTGATGGGCTGGCTAGTGAAAGCTTCCCGTTTTTAGTAAATGTGTTCTACATAGGCTAACCATGCGTAATTACTACAAAAGCAAAAGCAAGTCTATATACCATGAGTCTGCACAGAGCGATGGAGCCCTAGATAGTTCTACAACTATTGCTTCTTCGGGAACTCGCGTTTGTCTCAGGAGCTTTGATCTTTCTAGTGGAGCGGCGCAGTATCAAAACGTAAACATTACCCAATCTTCCCCTTGCTACGTTTATTTTGAAAAAATGGATTCTTCAAATACTGAAGTCCTTAAGATGCCTATCACCCTTGGGGGGCTTGGTGCTTTGGTTTTTTTGGGGGGTGGCGTAGTTACACCCTCTAGCTTTATGACTATACCAGGGCCAGGGATTCTTTTTGACGATGGAATGAGAGTAAGGATTACTATGCCAGCCAACCCTGGGACTTTGGGCCCAATCTTTGCGCTAGTCAATGTGGTGTACTCAATATGACAGAAGATTATACAAATATCTGGTCAAGCACAGACCCATACAACGATGGCAGCGCCTCCGGTACTCAGATAATTAGTGGGCGCGTTAGGGTTCATGCGTTTTGGGTTGTCAACGGTGGGTCAAATACATCCGGAGACAACGGCCATACACTTTCAAGACCTATGGCTTTGAGGCCAAGTTCAGGTGGTACTGAAATTTACAAGGTTGCTTTTCCTAACTCTAGCCGATTGGCTCAGTCAGCGGCTAGGTCTTTTTTCCCGTACCAGCATAGATTTGGTGGCAACGGTATTCTATTTGAAAATGGAGTTTGGTTTTCTGTAGACGCAAACGACCAGACTGGATCATCGACGGTAAGCCCATCTTCTTTTGTTGCAGTTCTCTATACAGGCGGGGCAAACACTTAATGACTCATGTAACCCCGACGACTTTCTGGGCCTCCCTTGGCATCGTAGCTTCTGCCATTGGGGGCCTTTTTACTATGCAGATGTCACATGCCGGGGAAAACGGTCATAGCTCTATGGCAGATCAGGCCGAAGTGGCTCAGGTAAAAATCAAGATTGAGCGCATTGAGACTGAGGTAAAGCACAACCGAGAGTTGCTAGGGGATCTCAAGGTTGAGCTAAGGGATCTCCGAGCAAAGCAGGCGGAGAACAGCGAAGAGATATTGGAGGCCATCCGTGGCAACTAGCGGCGCAGTATCGTTTTCACCCGATGTCGGTGAATTAGTGGAAGAAGCTTACGAGCGTGCTGGCCTCCAGATGGTCTCTGGGTATGATCTCCGCACAGCCAGGAGAAGCATTGATCTCATGCTCATGGAGTGGGCCAACAGAGGCATAAACCTCTGGTGCGTGAGCGAAGATGAAATCACGATGGTTGATGGTCAGGGTGCTTACACAGCCATTAACGCGACCCCGAACGTGGCTGTCTCGATACTGGAAGCCGTGCTCAGAACTGATGATGGGGATGTGAACAATCAGTCTGATTATGACTTGGCTAGAATTTCCAGAAACACATTCATGAGCATCCCCTCCAAGCTGTCTAAGGGGAGGCCGACTCAGATCTACGTCGATCGCCAGCAGGGCGAGATCAAGATGAACCTGTGGCCCGTTCCCAACGACGCCACTCAGAAGCTCGTCTATACCTACATCCGTCGCATGGAAGACTCTGGTCCCGGCGGCACTTATGACCCGGATGTGCCTGATAGATTTTGGCCCGCGCTAGTGGCCGGTCTTGCTTACAACATTGCCCTCAAGAAGCCTGAGGCTGGGCAGCGAATCCAAATGCTCAAGCAGGTATATGACGAGCAGTTCCAGTACGCAGCAGAAGAGGACAGAGAGAAGGCCCCCTTCAGGCTCTACCCCGGAGGCTACAGCTACTAATGGCTTCGTATGCTGAAGGCAGAAAAGCTTTTGGCTTTTGTGACAGATGCGGCTTCAGGTACAACCTGAAAGATCTGAAGACCGAGACTGTCAATCTTGCTACCACGAATCTGTTGGTCTGCCCTGAGTGCTGGGATCCGGATCATCCCCAGAACATGCTGGGTCGAATGAGGGTTGATGACCCTGAAGCTTTGAGAAATCCTAGACCTCTTGGTGGAATTAGCGGCAGGGATCTCCCGGCTGCCTATAGATGGGATTTCTCTACGGGCACAGCCCAGACTAGCCCTACTCGCATCGATGGCTGGCGTGTTGCTAATGGTACTCTTTCTTGGAATTCAGATTCCCAGTCTTTGAATCTTGTTTACTCTGGAACCTCTGGCGATCCGTATATCATTAGGGGTTACAACGGTACTCCATACTTAAACGACTGGATCAGCATAGATTCTTCCAAGTATAAGTATGTTGTTTGCGATTTTACCGTTAACAGCTTTCCTGACTTTGAGCCTGATGATTTTTTTGAATACGATTTCCAAGGAAAACTTTTTTGGACTAATAACACTAATGAAGGCGGCGGCTCAAATCCCTGGCCTTTCGATTCAGATCGGACACAAGAAGTCCAAGCGGTCCCGTACTTTTTGATGTCTCAACCTGCTGATGGATTTTCAGCAGCTAACAAAAATTTAACCAGTCATTTTAAGATAGTTTACGACTTAAGCGACAATAATTACTGGACGGGGACTGTTACCGGGATTCGTCTTGACTTTTTCAATACGACGCCGGATGGAGACGCTGGCGATATAAACATTCATTACATAGAGGTTGTGTCCTTTCACAACCCGGATCTCTAGGAGAGACCAATGCCCAAGGTAGGAACTAAGCACTTTTCGTATGACCAGTCCGGCTATGACAAGGCCATGAAGGAAGCCCAGAGAACGGGCCTTCCGATCGAAAACGAAGATAAGAACTACGCGCAGTTTGCTGCTGGCGGCTCCGTTTCGTGCCAGGGTTATCGCAAGGCCAGAAAGCCCAAGGGGAAGAAGTAATTGGCAGCCTTCACTCTTACAACACTGAGCGCAGCCATAGATGAATGGCTGGAAAATGATTTCTGGGGAGACGATTCCCAGGATCAGAAGAACAACATCATCGTGTTGGCGGAGGAAAAGATCAACTCGACTGTTAGCATTGCGAGTTTTAACACAAAGGAAGTCTCTGGCTCTGTTACATCGGGGAATGGAAGCTTTGAGGTGTCCTCTTCCGATGTGATCGCCAGCCCGCTAACGCCGTTGTATCTGAGGGTGAGAACTGGGGATGGCTCCACTCCTTGGAGGTATTTACTCTTAAAGGATTACAACTTCCTTTATGAGTATGCCCCGACGGAAAACACCACCGGATACCCCAAGTATTATTCTTTCTATAACAATACCGACAGTTCCAATGCTCCGACTGTAAACTTCGCCCCTCACGCAAATGCGACGTATAATTATGAGTTCAACTACTACTTTGAACCTACGTCCCTCACGGCAGTCCCTACTGATAACACCACTTGGCTCAGCACCCATGCCAAGAACGCTCTTTTGTATGGATGTCTTGTTCAAGCATACATCTTCATGAAGGGCGATCCGAATTTGATTCAAACATACGAAATGAAATTTATGGAAGCTCTCAAAGCCCTTGTTGTGATGCAGGGCGGAACCTTCCGAGACACTTCTTATAATGATTCGGATAACGCTCCGAACGTAATGGCGGCTCAGTAATGGCTTCTACTTATACCGAAGGTCTTGGTATTGAAATCATCGGCAATGGCGACAAAGCGGGTAGTTGGGGCAGTACAACCAACAACAATCTTGAATCCCTTGAGTTCTCTATAGTTGGGTACGCGCAAATATCTTGTACAGGCTCTTCTCAAACTGTTAACGTGGTGGATGGATCTGATTGGGATGACGCAAATAGCTCCAGCAGGGCTGCTGTTATCGAGTTTACCGGGACTCCTGGGACGACTCATACAGTAACAATACAGACAGGTGGTGCAGCTAGGACTTACAGTAAATTCATAGCTATAAACAATACTGACTCTACCGTCGTTATAGATAACGCAACCGCTACAGACCTGAGTATTCCTTCTGAATTTACTGCTTTTGTTCATATTGATAGTTCCGGAGATGTTGTCAACTCTATCGATACACTGTTTAGTGGTACTGAGCTTCGTGTAGGAGACAACTCCGATGCTACAACGATCTCTAGTAATGGAGATCAGGATATTGTTTTACAGACCGGAAACACCACTACCGGAACCATTACTGTAACAGACGGAGCCAATGGCAACATTACTGTCGCTCCTAATGGGACTGGTGATGTTGTACTAGCACCGAGCGGGGCTGGTGATGTTGTTGTAGGGAATGGATCCGACGCTATTTCTGTCGAGAGTGGCGGGACTACAAACCTAACTCTTCAGAGTGGAGCATCTGGAGGATCGATTCTCCTCAGGAATAGTGGTAATATCACTATAACGCCAGCGGGCGGAGGAAATGTCACAACAGCGTCAACTGTCGTTGCGCCGACGTTTCAGTACGGATCTGGCACAATGACTGTGCAGTCAACTGGCGGCAACGATCTGAACGTCGCTGCAAATGCGGCTAACTTGACTTTATCCACTGTAACTAGTGGCAATGTAGTGATAAATCCTGTTGGGAATGTTGTCGTCCAGTCAGCCGCTTTGGATATGAGTTCTTCAGACAGCTCTATCATCATAGGTAGCTCTTCCGCTGGTGCGTTAGCCATAAGTAGCGGTACTGATACTAGTATACTTCTAATAGATACATCTTCTAATATTGTCTACATAAAACCTGATTTTGAGTTTAGAGCTGGTGACATTAACCTCAGAAGTGCTGGTGGCGGATACATAAATATAGATGATTCAGTAGCCTCTGGTTCTAGTGGGTATGGCCTTAGAAGAAATTCCTCAACACTAGAGGTCAAAAATACATCCTCTGATGATTGGGGACAGCCCTACCATTCAGGAATGGTTAATGGACAAGGGGCATATTTTGAATCTACAACATCTCCTATCACTGTGAGTTCTAACATCTCAGCATCTCACACTCTCTCCGCCACTCCGAGAATTGTTAAAGCAGTAATTAAATGCAACGATGCTGGCGGCGATGTTGGATGGGCACAAAACGATGAGATCGTCTTGGGCGCGGACGGGGGTCTAGGGGCTAGTATCGGTGCCCTCCCCTATGCAAATGGAACTGTTGTTGGCTGTGTTACCGGCAATGCTATTCAGGTTCTTAACAAAACTGTTTTTTCAGTCGCAAATATAGACCCGACCAAATGGGACTTGATTATAAGAGCTTGGAAGTAGGATGCCTTATAGAAAAGTCACATTTCCTCCCGGAATAGATAGAGAAGGAACTCAGTATTCCGCTGAAGAGAGATGGTATGACTGTGACTTAATCAGGTTCCGTCAGGGAAGACCTGAAAAGATCGGTGGCTGGACTAAGTATTCAACCAACGAGTTCCTTGGAGTATCCAGATCCTTGCTGAACTGGTCTTCGATTGCTGGTGCAAACCTGATGGCAATCGGATCCGACAAAAAGCTCTATGTAGATCTCGGTGGTGTTTACCATGATATCACCCCAATGGACTACAAATCCCAGGGCACTCTCACAAACGCTGACATAACCGATGCTACCACGACGTTGCAGTTTGATTTTGCTGTGTCTGTTGACGACATCGTGAGAATGGGTAGTGACGCCAATGCCGTTGGTGATGAGCTAATGCTTGTAACTGCGGTGGCTTCTTCTGGAGCGGTTGGCGAAGATATAACTATCTCAAGAGGCTACGCGAACACAACCCCCTCAGCGCATTCTATTGGCGATGCTGCCTTTCTTTTAGAAAACTTATCCGACCCGATATATCTAGTCCAGAACTCAACTACTGTTTTAATTAACTACGCCGCCCACGGACTTACCTCTGGGGACTTCGTTAATTTCTTAAAGATCGACGGTACGCTTACCGGAATCACCACTCTAGTCAAGGACGATCTTTTCTATCCTTCAAGAGCCACTGTTGAAGGATACGACACCACCAAGTCCACCCAAAGCTTCCCAGTTACCAAGGTTCTTACCAGTGACTACTTTGAGATTAGAATAGCTACTGCCCCTACGGGTCTTTCTAGTTCCACGCTGGACGGATCTATAACTAACTCCGACACGACTATCGTGTTGAATTCTTCTACTCCCATATTCCAAGCTAATGACTTGGTGAAGATTGGAGATGAATACATACAGCTAGGAACAAATCCTTCTACTGACAATGTTACTTTTGAAGGTTGCCTAAGATCTCAGTTCGGATCTATGTCTAAGGATTACGCCGACGGCGAGAGCGTGAATGAAGTTGGTACTGGTGGATCCGGTCAGGGTGGCAACACTGTCATCATGCGGGACATCCAGGCTTCCGAGTCCACATTCTCTGAGTTCAGTGGATGGGGTGCAGGAACCTGGGGTGGCATTCCTACAGCCACCACGTCCACCACGCTAACGGCCAGCCTTGCTGCCGGAGCTGCAACTGCTTCCGTAGCCTCCACTACTGGATTTGGTGACGATAACGATACCGGAACCATGCTTATAGAATCTGAAATTATTCTATACACAGTAAATGGTGGATCTGGATTTGACGGCATGACCAGAGGCCAAAATGGAACTGCTGATGTTTTGCACGCTTCGGGGACTTCAGTCTTCCTCGTAGATCAATACTGGACTGCCTGGGGTAATCCCACAGTCCCGCTTGCCGACGGCTCGGGTGCCGCTCTCAATGTGTGGTCTTTAGACACCTTCGGTGAAGACCTTGTAGCAGCCAAGGATAGATCCAGGCCCTACTACTGGAACACGTCGCTCAAGATGAGCAACGGCTACCCATACAGCACTAGCTCTGATTCCAGCACAGATTACGCATCTGGAATTATCCTTGCTGATGCAGTCCCGATGTCTTCTCTCGGTTTATCTACTGATGATGGTTATGGCGATGTTCCCGAAGAAGTTGGCTTCCTGATGACCAACCCCGCGTCTCGTCAGGTCATTGCCTTTGGTGCATCCGACACATTCGGAAACTTCGATCCGATGCTTATCCGCTGGTGCGATCAAGACCACCCCGGATCTTGGAAGATGACAGACCAGAACTCTGCTGGCGGTGCCCCGCTACAGAAGGGCTCAAGGATTATTGCTGCCGCCAGATCGGATAGGCAGATCTTGATCTGGACGGATAACGCCCTGTACTCCCTTCAGTACATCGGTGGAGACTTCGTGTTCTCCTTGCAGGAGATTGCGGACGGTATTTCCATCTCCTCTAGGTACGCTCACAAAGCAGCCAGAGGCATTGTGTATTGGATGGGAGATAACAACTTCTATCAGAGTGACGGGAGATCCGTTCAGAAGGTTCCCTGCTCGGTTCTTTCTAAAGTATTTGAAGAGTTGAATTATGATAAAAGAGAAGTTGTGTTTTCTGCGCTCAACTCTCTGTTTAATGAGATCATCTGGTTTTACCCCTCCGGCGACAGCATAGAGCCGGATATGTATGTCTTGTTCAATTATGTAGATCAGACATGGGCATACGGGTCGATGTCCAGAACTTCTTGGTCCGATTCTGGTCTTAGGGAAAAGCCCAACGCTTCTTTCGATAGAGGGGTCTATAACTCTGGGGTTTGGGACGGTATTGAAAGATCCATTATCTACAACCATGAAGATGGTTACTTCGACGACGGATCTGCAATGAATTCGTTTATTGAGAGCGGATACTTCGACATAGAAGATGGAGACTATTCCATGTTCGTTGACAGGTTTGCTCCTGATTTTCGTGGCCTGGACGGAACCACGCCGCAGATCTTCGTTGATGTTGTGGGTAAGAATTACCCCTCTTCTTCAACCTCCACGACCAGATCTTTGACTCTTTCAAATGACACAGAGTTTGTGAATACCCGAGTTCGTGGTCGAACGATGTCCCTTAAATTTTATGACCAAGACACAGCCACTACCGGAGCAGGCTGGGAACTTGGAGACTCTAGAATCCGTATGAAACCGGATGGAAGAAGATAATGTCAGATGAGATCTACAATAGAGAACGCGATCCTTATCGCGGCGAGATCAGTAATCCTGTCAATGTGGTCAATCAAGCTGTCCCAGATAAGCGGGACAACAATAAGATCATAAAGCTTGCAATGGTTTTCCCTCCGATGGGTATCGTGACTCATGGCTGATGGATTCAAGATATTAGCTCAGGCCATGATGAGAGATTCCGGTTCAGGAAACCTTCCGCTTGCTGATAATGCACTTGATTTAATTTATGAAGTTCCTAGCCCGTCAGGTCAACGCTTTGCAACGAGAGGCAATTCTCAGGCGATTGTCTCATCTATATCTGTTTGTCATGTTCATGACTCTAGTGCTGCTCATGAGTACAGCATCAGAATAGTTGAAGATGTGTCTTCTCCAGGGTTTGATGATAAACAATATGTTATTTATAACAAAAGCATAAGTAATTCGACGACAGACGTTTTATCACTTGGTATAGGTTTAGTCTCTGGTAATGGGATATACGCAGAGGCGGCGACTGGCGGAACCGCTGGTGATCCATCAGATATCGCAATAACAATATTTGGAACGGAAGTTGTCTAGGTGAAGAAATGATGAGAAAAACCTTCGGACAGTTTGAACCTCCGCAGGAGTTGAACCCCACGGGAAGTCAGACCAAGGCTTCCACTCCTCCCATCATGGGCGCTCCTATGCCTAATGCCGGTATGAAGAATCAGAACATGGGGAATGTGTCGCCTCCCAAGGACAAGCCGTCCCCTAAGCAGTTTGCCCAGAGGCAGGCTGCTGGCAAGCGTCTGAATAAGATGCCCAACAGATCTCCGCTGGGTCCGATCACTGGTGGACCGGCCAAGCCTCAGGCTAGACCTCAGGCTAGATCTCAGCAGCAGCAACAGCAGCAGGAGCCTGTGGGTACTGGCGACCGATGGATGGGAGAACTCTGGCAGGGACTCACCCTGAACGATCAGCCTCAAGGTGGCTTTGCGATGGGGGGGAAGGTTGGAAACACCCCTAGCCCTGAAATGGATCTTTACAACAAAGTCACTATGGAGCTTGAGTCCGGTGGCGTAGGCGGTTTCGCGCACGGCGGCATGGTTGAGAAGTCAAGAGAGATCGCTTCTAAGGGTCGCAATGGCGACACCATGCTCATGCACATCCAGCCTCAAGAGCTTGAGGGTCTTCAGTCTCTTCTCGGTCCAGTAACCATAAACCCCGAGACTGGAAACCCTGAGGCTTTTGCTTGGTTCGCTGCGCTCCCCCTCCTCGGGAAGCTAGCAGTAGGGGCTCTGGGTGGTGGGGCTCTGGGTGCTGGGATTGGCGGAATCGCGGGTGGCAAGGAAGGCGCTCTTAAGGGGCTGGCAATGGGCAGTATGCTTGGTACTGGTGCTGCTGGTCTTGGAGCCGCTGCTGGCGTGGGTGCCGGAGCGGGGGCTTCTGCTGTGCCTTCAGCCCTAGCACCCGCTGTTGCGACACCCGGTGTGGCAGCAGGCACGGGTCCGTTAGCAGCAAGCACTCCTGCGGTAGCATCTCAGATAGCGGCAGGTAAGGCTGCGGCTGCGGCGAACTTGGCAAACCTCACGGGGGCAAGCTCTACCTTGGCTCCGGGCGCGGGCGTGTTGGCTCCGGGCTTCGGGGGCGGAGTGGCAGCTAGCCAGATCCCTGCTGGCCTTACGGGCCAAGCTGCGGTTGATGCGACGATGAAGGCAGGGATGTCCGGTGCAGGGTTTCAGCCCACGGGCCTTTCCGCAGCCGCGAAGAAGGGTCTTGCGAAAGCCGGAGCCTCTGGCCTTCAGTCGATTATGAATCAATCTGAAAGTCAGGAGCAATCGCCTCCTCCGATGCCTGCTCCCGCTCCTGCTCCTCGTCGATACGAAGGCGGAGAAAGCCCTTACGAAGAGATGAAAAGAAGACGGCTCGCTAGATCTGGATCCCTTCCGGGCTCCGGCGGCATAGTTTAGTTAGGATTTTAAATGTCTACTGATTTTCAGGAAGGTCCTCAGATTGACTTCGGAACTATGGGCGAGTTTGGCGAAGCTGAACTTTTTCAAACTTTTCCCAATGAGGAGCCTGCTGTTCAGGAGCCCCAGGGTATCCAGAGTTTATCTGAGCAATTTGGTATTGACTTTGGAACTATGGGTGAGGTTGGGGAAGCTGACATCTTTCAGACCCTCCCGGAAAGACAGCCGGAGGTGCAAGAGTCAGACCTCTTTGTAGGGCCGGGAGGCCAAGTTCTTAATCGTGGGCAAGAGCTTCTCGCTCAGAACTTCCCAAACCAAGATCCGCTTTTTTATGATTTTTACTCCGCTCTAGATCAAAGCTACAGATTCCTAAGTCCTCAGGACATAATCCCTGAAGGCATAGAAGCTGTTTATGGACCCACAGAAAGAGACCCGTTTAGACAGGATTGGTCCGAAGCAGAGTTCAGAGTTCCTGTTGATTACGAAGGGGAGTTTCTTACTGGCGAAGAGATGAACGTCGTTCAGACCGCCTATGACTTTGTGGGCTCTTTAGCCCTAGAAGCCGAGGCTGCTGGCTACACCTCTACCAGAGACTACTTAGCCGCCATGCAGGAGTACGAGCCAGGAAAGTACAACGCTATCGCTACTGCGCTCAATTCCTATGCCGGGGTGATCGATCAGTACGGCGACCAGTACAAGTTCCAAGCCGCTCTGCACGATGCGGATCAGATCTCTGTCGATCCAATGCAGAGAGAGGATATTATTAGATCCTCAATGGATCTATTGAGAGATTATGTTGCTGCTGGTCTTGTGTCGCAGGAAGAGGCTGCGTATTTAGCTCAAAATCCTGTCGGTCTTATCTCTCTTATATCTTCTGGAGATTTCACTCCCCAGGCGGTACAAGCCCCGCAAGCCCCTTCCCCGCAAGCTCCTGCTCAGCAAGATCCCGCTCAGCAGGATGCTGCTCAGCAAGATGCAGGACAGGATGATGGACAGGATGATGCAGCAGATGTAGAGCTAGATAATCAGGGAAGGGAGATAAGATACGCCGACTGGGATACAGAAGAAATGTATCCTTTTTATTATGATGAGTACGGCCAGAGTTTCTTCCCTGCCCTGAGAGAAGGAGAGAGGATAGTAAGGAGTCCTGATGGGGATTACGTCGAGAGCGTTGAGACCGGCGAAAGAATAAGAGACGACCACTCCAACTACTTTAATCCTCCCCCCGGAATTGCTGCCGGTCCTGATGACGACGGGATAACGGCAGTAGATGTTCCCGTTACTAGCGAAGGCACTTACGATCTTTACACAGACTCCCAGAGAGCCTTGTCTGATGTTGCAGATTTTTATACTGGCCCAGACGCTACGCTGGATCTCGGGGAAGCATTTAGGACAAACTTCGGGCATTCCAAACCTATGTTTGACGAGACTTTATTCACGCAAACTGAACGCCCTGCATTCTATGATGATTATCCCAACATGCCTGTTGCGGAAGCGTTTACCGGCTATGAGTCAAGGAGTGTTCGTGGACCTGGCGGAGCGGGGCCAGTATACGAAAATCGTTATCTTTCCAGACCTTCTGATGCAAACTTAGTGACTTATCAAGATCAGCCCGTCCTAGAGTACGGCGATGGATTTAGGTTTGGAGGAGAAGACTCCGAGTGGCTGAATGAAAAGTTTGATGAGTTAGTTCAGACAAGACCATACGGAAATTCTGACAGGGCAGCGAGAGCTTTTGCTGGTAACGAATTTGAAAACCCTTGGTCTTTTGATATCGCAACTGAGCCACTTATTCAGCAGAGCTTGTTTGAAGCCTTAATGGATTACTCCGACACCACAGGCGTTTCCATAGATCAGATACATAACTCCCGTTATGAAGACATAGGCTCTTGGGATGAAGGGAACACTGACATATTTGATATAGAGCATTTCATGTCTGGATCTGAGGATTCCGGATGGGGAGGCTTTATACCTATCTTCCAAGATCTCGCTAGGGATTATGGACTTGGGACCGTTGGGTCTGAACAAGACTTACTTGGAATGCAAGAGTTGGAAAGAATGGCTTTCCTTTCGTCTGCTGTGTTTAGGCCGTTGGCGAGGCAGGTTGATTCTATTATCGAAGAGAGGGAAGGCGGGTTCCCTTTTGACCAGAACGTCTCGATACCTTCAGAGTACAATAATCGATTTGGATTAAGACCCACCCCTGATTATCTGCAAACCTTTTTAGATGTAGGGGGACCGGAAGATGAGCCTCGGGGCTTGTTCGCTGAAGGCGGTTACATCGGCGGAATCGCAGGCGGGATGGACGATACTATCCCCGCGTCGATCGATGGCTCTCAGCCAGCAGCTCTTTCGAGTGGAGAGTTTGTCGTTCCGGCAGATGTAGTTTCTCATCTTGGAGATGGGAACAACCAGAATGGAGCCGCAAAGCTCTATAATTTTATGGATCAAGTCCGAACGGTAAAGACCGGATCGACTGAGCAGCCTGATCCTTTCAATGATGGAATCATGGCGAATATGATCGGAGAGCCTTATGGGCAGTAGCGGCGGCGGCGGGACTCAAAGAGTCATACAGGATCTACCCGATTGGTCTAAACCGTACTGGCAGGGCATTGCTGCTCAGGGCAGAGCGTTAGCCAGGGAGCCTTTTCAGCAGTATCAGGGGCAGCGCATTGCTGGCTTTACCCCTATGGAGCGTCAAGCTTTCCAGGGTGTTCAGTCTCTTTACGACCAAGGCCCAAGACCTGAGCTTGGTCAAGCTAGAGGTATTGCGACACAGGCTTCTCAGGTGGGTTTTGATACCCCCATGTTCCCCGACCAAGCCGGAAGGTACATGAATCCGTATTTGGAGAATGTGCTGGATCTAGGCCGGGAGCGCATGATGCGCGATTACCAAGGCGCGATGGGGGATGCAAGAAGGAGATCTTCTGACGCAGCCATCCAGTCTGGAATCATGGGGGGTAGGGGAACCCTCATGGGCGCTAGGGAGTCTGGCAGGGTTTCCGATGAAGCTTTCCGGGCGATGAGGGAGTATGAAGCTGATACCAGATTCAGAGCTTTCGATCAGGCTCAGCAGGCTTTCGCCAGCGATGTCGCAGCCAGACAAGCCGGAGCAAGACTTGGGTTAGATGCGGGATCTCAGCTTCAGAGTCTTGCCCAGACTCAGCAGGCTCAGGCCCTAGAGAGAATCAACGCTCTTCAGCAGGCCGGTGTTCGCGGTAGAGAGATGCAGCAAGCTATTCGAGATCAAGCATATCAGGATTTCTTGGATAGAAGAGATTGGAGAAGAAACCAGTTAGGTTGGTACACCGGCCTCCTCTCAGGAACTCCCTACGCAACAATGTCAAACCAAACGCAGACCACTAGAGGCGGTGGTCCCGGTGTCGGCCAGACAATCGCAGGGCTAGGCATCGCAGGACTTGGCGCTGCGGGCGCTTACTACGGGGCTCAATAGAATGAGTGCAAATCTTTTAGAACTTCAGGAAATGCTTCGCAACCTTGACATGGGCTCTGTCCAGCGAGTTGCGCAGGGACAGTCTGGCAAAGCCGCGCAGCTTCTCGGCATGGATGAGATCAGGCGTCGTGGCGAGCAGATGCAGGAAGCTCAGGCCAATGAAGCTGAACAGCAGATGCAGCAGCCCCCGATGATTGACCAGTATCTAGCGATGTCCCAGCAGATAATGGGTCAGCCTCCGTCCATGCCTTCGGCTATGCCCCCGTCTATGCCTGCCCCTCCCCAGCAGGGCATCGGTTCCATGATGCCTCCTCAGGCTCTGCCCCAGATGGCTGCTGCGCCTCCTGCTCCCCAGCCTCCTGTTCAGATGATGGCTGGCGGTGGTTCCGTTGGTGGCTCCGACCTGATGAACAGGCCCAAGATGGGAAACATGGGCATTGTTGAATACTTGGTTTCGACCGGGATGAGCAGGGAAGAAGCTATGGCTCTGGCTGACTCCATTGTCGGTGGAGATCAAAGCAACGCACTCAAGGCTGGTGGGTTTATACAGAAGTATGCCCCAGGTGGATCTGTAGCCTCTGGCCCGATCTCAGACTTGACCCCTGAAGAGCAGGAGGCCGCAGCGGATCCTGGCTTCCTTCAGGAATCTATAGAGTGGGTTAAAGAGAATCCTGTTGATGCCGCGCTACTCGGGATAGATGCAGTCGCTCTCACAGCTATGGCTTTCCCTGTTGCCGGTTGGGCCGCTGGTGCTGGCCTAAAGGGCGTCACTGGAGCAGCCCGGATAGCAAGAGCATTAGGGCCGAAGGCAATAAGGTTTTTAAGAAATCCAGTTCAGACTGCGGGCAAGGCAAAGTTTTCCAAGACAGCATCTAAAATAGATGATTTAGCTGCTCCCGCTGGAGCTTCTCCGGCTGAGTTGGCCGCTGCAAGAGCCGCCCAGATGGAGGCAAGGCTTAATGCCCCAGGGGCAATGAGAACAACGATTAGAGACGGAAAGGTTGTTCAGGTTCCTAGAACTGATGCAGAGTTAATTACTACGTTGGGTCGGCGCACAGTTTACCCTGCGGTTGGGGCCGCAACGTATGGATTGACCTCCCTTATCGGAGACGACGAAGGGGCTCCTCAGGAATTCCCCGCCCTCACAGATGAGGAGATGGCACCTGAACCTCCCGTTGAGACTGAAGATAAGTATCAAATTGGAGATATGGTCGGAGGTGCCAATGGTGGTACTGGTGACATTGATGATGGTGAAACTGCACTAGGGTTCCTAGACAGGGTAAAGAGTGGTGAGTTCAACCCGTTCTTCCAGTTTCTAACTAGAGCCGGTCTTGAGCTTGCTGCTGGCAAGGGAGAGAATCTTGGTCAGGACATTGCTCAGGCTGGCATCGCTGGCATGGGCGAGGTTGAGCGTCTTGCTGATCGCGACATGGCTATAGCCGACCGGGAGAGAGAGCAGGCAAGGCAGGACGCAGCGGACGCTATCGCGCAGAGCCAGCTCGCTATCGCAGAGAGACAGCTACAGATGGAAGAAGAGCTTCTCCCCGCTCAGAAAGCCCTTCTTGAATCCCGAGCTTCAGGATTTGGAACCACTTCAGCTTCGGCTGCACAATCGCAGATTGAGAATGCTATAGAATCTGTTTTTGGTATCAATTACCTATCCAATCCGGATGCTCAATTAGAACAGACCAGACTTCTTAATATCTACACTTCTCAAGGGCCTCAAGCTCTAAGGCAGGCGATAGCCGATCTGACAGGTCAGTCGATTGCGATTGACACTGTGAATCAAGACAAGCTCAACAGAATTTTAAACCCTGGAGTTGCTGGTGGTTGATGAGATTTTAGAAGAAGATTTACCTGTACGGATTGACGGTAAAATCGTCGTATTCAAGAAAGGTATGACTCATTCTGAAATTAGGGATGAATACCAGAGATTGACTGGTGGCTTTATATCTGCTGCTAAGTCTGGCGTTGAGCGTTTAGTAGGGTCTTTAGGGGCTATCCCAGAGACCTTCCTTGGCGATGTCTTTTCAAGCCAAGAGCTTCTAGACGAAGCTGGCGAAGAGTACAAGGCCACAAGGGAAGCTGTATCCGAAGCTCTCCCTGCTCCTGTTACATACAAAGATGTAACTGAAGCATATAAAAGAGAAGGGCTGACTGGTGCAATCCCTGATGCCTACAGATTCTCAGTAGAATCTATCGGGCAGAACCTCCCCTATGTCGGACCTTCGATGGCTGCGAGTAAGGTTGCTTCGACTGAACTTGGTTTGGGCGTAGCTTCTTATCTATCTAAGGCTGTCCCTTTCCTCAGAACTGCTGCGGTCGCACTCCCCCCTTCGGTTGCCAAGTTTGGTCTTGCTGCTGCTGCTGGTGTCGGGACACTTGCGCTTCAATTCTTTGGGGACAACCTCCAGAGACAGTATGAGGTTGCTCAGGGAGATGATCCTGAAGCTCAGGTCACGCCGGACCAGATCAACTCTTTCACCGCAGCTTTAGCTGCTGGCCCCCAGGCCGCGATGGATTACGTCGTTATCGCCCTCACGGGCGGTGTAGGCCGAGGTCCGCAGATCGCCGCAGCCAGATCCCTGAAGGAATCTCTGGGAGCAGTTGGAACCACCGCCAAGGCTGCAACATCCCCCACCCTCGCCGGGGCAGCCAGGGCTAGCTTTGCCGAGTCGGCGCTGGAGTTCCCCACCGAGTTAGCTCAGACCGTTCTGGAGAGAGCGCAGGCTGGGCTTTCTATTTCTCCTCAGGATGCTGAGTTTGTCGAGGAGATGATCGCCACTGTTGCAGGAACGATCCCCATGACTGGGGCTTTTGGTTCTTATGGAACCGTTAGATCCTACAGGGCAAACAAGAAGGCTTACGATAATTGGGAAAAGCTTTCTGATCAAGAGAAAGTTATCAGGAATGATTACGAGAACAGAAGGCAGCAATCCCTCCAGTCTGAGTATGATAATTCTGTAAGAATCTACGGTGACAATGTAAGAGAAGTTCAGAATAAAATAAATGAAGCAGGAAGGGAATCTGTAGAGAATAGAAGGCTTATAGAGCAGGGTGTTCAAGAGGCCAAGGATTCCGTAGAACTCACTGTTGATGATGTCGTGGATGCTGCCGACTCCAGAAACATCAAGACTGACGATCAAGCTTTTAAGAACTTTGTCTACAGAACCACTGGCGGTCAGACCAGCGACATCAATGAAGCTGACCAAGACGCCCTTCGCGCAATGCGTACAATTCTTACGGGATTTACCGTTCAGAATTACTACGACGCCGACACTGAAGAGGGCGTAAGCGTTCCTTCTTTCACGTCCGAAGAGCTTGAGTCTGTCATTACTGGATTCAAAGGCGGCGCGAAGCTCACTCCTGAGTCTGTCAGAAGAAAACTGCATGAAAAGTTTTATTCAAAGGCAAAGGGAAGAGACCAGCTTGTAGATTTCACTGATTCTGAAAGCTCCAACAGCATTGCTTCTTCCATTATTGAAGAGATGAAGATGCGAGGCTACGCCGTCGAGGATAAGAACGGCAATGTGAAGGCTAGAAAGCCTAAGTACACAGAGAATCAGTACCGAGATCTGATGGAAAAAGCTTATAGGGATGGCTCTATAAACCTCAGAGACTACGAGCAGATCACTGGAAGGTTTGGGGAAAAGAACTTTCAGTCTTTTATAGATGACGCGATTATCAGGGGCGACATGCCCAGCGTTCAGTCTAGGCCGATGCAGAGAAGGGGAGAGTTTGCCCCGCTCGTGTTCAGAGCGACTCTAAGCGAGGACGCAGCACAGACCGGCGGAGATCTTGCACCGATCACCGACAAGAACGGTAGACCTGTAATAAAGGCAACCCCTGACCAGAAGGGCGGCATCAAGAAGCGTGTCACGGCAGGCAATGTTGTGACCGAGGTGGTCGAGGCCAACGGCTACTTCGTGAGGGATGGCAACGGCGAGATAGTCGGTGGTGCTACCTCAAGAGAAGAAGCAGCCAGAGAAGCCAAGTTCTTAAATGAAAATCAGTCTAATTATTTTATAACTGATCAGGCCACCGGCAACATCACTTACGGCTCCAAAAAGAAGCTTGATAAGATAATAAAAGATTCTAAGGGAATTCCTGAGTACCTTAGAAACACAGCTAGGGCACCTGATTACACTGGCGTCAGACCGAAGCTGATAAGAGGTGCTTACTCCACTGATAGAAATAAGAGTCAGGGCTTTGCCGTGAGGCAGTTCCTTTCCCCCGGACTCGCCGTGAAGGATAAGGAGACCGGAAGGCTAGAGAACACCGGGGAAACCTTCGGTGCGCGCAGGCCGAGTGTCACTGAGCTTTCTTTTGCTCCAGACCTCCAGACCGCCAGTTCGGTTGAGCTTGAGTTTGCCAAGGAAACCATGCCCGGAGCAGCTAACTGGGACAAGAAGGTTGACGAGGTAGGC